AGAACCTCGGTTTCTATTGCGTTCTGGATAGGCCCATTTATGGGTTTACCATGGCGCAAATCGAACAGCTTATAGCCGGCTTCAAAACCTGGCTAGATAACACGGCTATCGACCGGATCGTCGGATCGGAATCTTGAATTCCGAACGATTTCTGGTTTACAACGGGTGGGATTAAATACCCCGCTCGTCGGATAGCTATCACGTGTTGGTGCCATTTGACTGGTGCCAATACTGGCATCAGTACAGGGACACAGACGTAGCTTGAAGATGGCCCCCAGTTATGGAGGTATCTTGAAAAGCAACGTAAGTGACTTTCTAGAGCTAGCGCATAGTGTCTATATAGACGCTTGCGCAAAATGCATCGCTGATGTCTCTGATTTACGTGATCTACAAACTATTAGATCACGGGTCGAAAATGAAGGTTTGTCGTTTTTAACGATAACCCTCCCCCAATTCTGTAGTGACTTCGAAAGAGCACTATCAGATGGGATTATTGGCTCAAATCTCTTCTTAAGTTTTAAGAAGAGACGATCAATCCCTGCTTTTTTGCAAGGTATGGTCAGCCAAATTTTCGACTTAGAGACAGGAAGGATTTACGATGTACATTCGAAAAACTGGTCAAGCGATAAAACGACTATTATTGAAGGAATCAGACAAATCTGTCTCTCCTTTAAGAAGGTCGAAATTGCGTGCTCCCCTCAAAGGGAACAAGCAGCGCTTGACGAATACATCGCAATTGAGCAGTCTTTTCACTTGTTTTCGTTGCCAGAAGAGGACTTCAGTAAGTTTATTACTGTTTCTTCTGTGTTATGGGATAATTTGGTTAGTACAATTGTACTTTCCGAATGTGTCCCTCACCACGGTCCTGGCATTACTGCAGAAGGCTTTTCTGGAAACAGAAAATACCTTTGGCGTAGCTGGCACGACAGGCTTGAGCCTTATTTCCCTCTTATCGATAACGGGTATCCTTTGGATACTCCTACCGAGAGCGAGGAGCTCAAAATCGTTACTGTTGTGCAAGAGGCACAGGAACAACCTGTAAAGGTTGTATTTGTGCCTAAAACATTGAAAAGTCCCCGGGTTATTGCTATCGAGCCTTGCTGTGTTCAATTTGCACAACAAGGGATTCGGTCCGTTCTTTATGATCGGATCGAGTCTTATTGGCTCACGAAAGGTCACGTAAATTTTCGTGATCAATCGGTAAACCAGCAGCTCGCAATAACAGCGTCGTCTACCGGTCTATTAGCAACGATAGATCTTTCTGATGCAAGTGATCGGGTTCCCCATGATCTTGCTATGGAGATGTTCCGTTCAAATCCTGATCTTCGGGATGCGATCGAAGCATGTAGATCGACTAGAGCAATTCTTCCAGATGGTACTTTAATAGCACCGTTGGAAAAATTTGCGTCTATGGGTAGTGCTCTCTGTTTCCCCGTTGAGGCCATGTATTTCTACACGATTTGTGTAGTGGCCTTACTCGAGGTACAGAACCTTCCTGTGACACCTAGAAACTGTTTTAAGGTTTCTAGATCTGTCCATGTCTACGGTGACGATATTATCGTCCCGTCGGCATATGCGAATGCTGTTCTGGCTCACCTACAAAAATACAATTGTAAGGTGAACACCAATAAGACTTTCGTTAGTGGAAACTTTCGAGAGTCGTGTGGTGAGGATGCATTCTTAGGTGAATCGGTTAAACCGGTATACCTTCGAAAAACATTCCCTCAGAACAGGCACCAAGCCGATGCCTCTATCTCGTGGGTAGCTACAGCCAATCTCTTCTACTTGAAGGGTTATTGGCAGACTGCCTCGCTCATGTTTAATAAACTTGAGCGGATACTAGGGCCTTTGCCTTATGTATCAGAGACGAGTCCCGGATTGGGCCGTATCTCATTCTTGGGTTATCGCTCCGTTGAAAGATGGAACGATAATCTCCACCGCTTTGAAATAAAAGCGTGGGTCCCAAGCCCTATCTATCGCACTGATAGATTAGAGGGATACGGCGCTCTGATGAAGACCTTCCTAAACTTAAGGGGTAGGCGCGATAATAGCGTCATTCCTGAAGTCACGGACGTTCGACATCTCGAGCGTAG